CTCAAGCTCAGCCGGCAGCAGCTGCCGGGCTGGGTGATGTGGTGCGGGAGATGGCCAAGGCGGCGCCGCCGGCGCCCAAGCTGCCGGATGTGGCCCAGCCTGCCAAGACGGCAGGGCCGCCACCGGCTCCGAAGGTGGATCAGGAGTTTTCATTCTCGCCAACCATCAAGGTCGACGTGCAAGGTGATGTGAAAGATCCGGCCCAGCTGGTGCGTGAAATGGAAGCGCCTCTGCGCAGTATGTTCGAGGCTTTCCAGCGCGAAGTCGCTTCGCGCATTTCCTCGGCGCAGCTGTTCGATCAACCCCACGTTTAAGGAGGGCCTATGGCCTACATGGAGCAGCTGGAGTCTTGCCTGTCCAGCCTGGTGGCAGCGGGGGAGGCCGGCCGGAAAAGCGCCGACGGCATGCTGGTGCCGCTCAACGGCGCTATCAGCAGCATCACCGGTGCCGCGTCCGAGCTGGAGAGCATCCCGTTTCTACCGCCCGAGATGGGCGCCAAGGCGGGCCGGCTGGTGCGTAGTATCGGTGTGGCACAGGCGCGGGTCGGGCAGATAACGTCGACCTACAGCCGGGCTGTCTCGGGCGTCAGCCAGGTCCAGGAACGCCTCGGCACCTTCAAGCAGATGGCCAGCAAAGTGTCGTCGGAGGTCAACCGGGTGGCTGGCAAGGTCAGCCCCTCGCTGTCCAACATCCTGCCCAGTGGCGGGCTGTTGGGCTCGGCCACGCCGACACCGGAGGCGGTGGCGCCTTTCCCGCACCTGCTGATCATCCAGCCGCATGAGCCGAATGCCCAGCCGTATTACTTCAATCTCGGTACAGCTGCGTTTGACGAGCTGCGCCGGCAGGCGTCGTTTCGTTGGGCGGGGCAGGAGCGCTTACGCCGCAGCGTGGCGCAGCAGGCCGTGGGCCTGGGTGAGGAAAAGATCACGCTCAAGGGTGCGATCTTCCCGAACCAAAAAGTCGGGCTCAAGCAGCTCAACACCTTGCGCTCCATCGGCCGCAACCTGCGGGCGTTGAACCTGGTGACGGGCTACGGCGAGGTGCTGGGCGACTGGTGCCTGGTCAGCATTGAGGAGGAGCAAAGCCACCTGCTGGCTGGCGGTGTCCCCCGAAAACAAGGCTTCACCCTGGAGTTTGTGAGCTATGGCAATGACCTGCAGAACGTCTGACGGTGATCTGCTCGATGTGATCTGTCAGCACCATTACGGGCACCTCAACGGCACGGTCGAGGCCGTTCTCGATGCCAACCCGGATCTAGCCAGGCAGGCGCAGCCGTACCGCGCCGGCCTGCTGATCCAACTGCCAGAGCTGCCGGCGCCTGCCGTCGAGCTGCTGCAGCTGTTCGGCTAACCCGCGTTACGCATAACGAACCCCGCCCTGTGCGGGGTTTTTCGTTTCTGGAGCACGCATGAAACCCACGTATCAAATCGTCGCGGATGGCAACGACATCACCGCGCTGATCAATGACCGCCTATTGCTGCTGCGCACCTCGGACAAGCCCGGCATGGAGTCGGACGAGTTCGAGCTGCGTATTGATGACCGCGATCAGGCCGTTGCACTGCCGGCGCGCGGTAGCAATGTAGTGGTGATGATGGGCTATGAGGGCCAAGGATTGACCCGCTTGGGGGCCTATATCGTCGACGAGGTGGAGCTGAGCGGGCCGCCCGACACCATCGTGATTCGCGGCAAGGCCAGCGACATGCGCGGCAGCGGCAAGACCGTGCGCAGCGGCAGTTGGGAGAACGTGCCGCTGTCGCAGATCGTCGTTGAAATCGCCAAGCGCAACGGCTGGGAGGTGTCTTGCCCGGTCGACACGAAGATCGAGCGCATCGACCAGCGCAACGAGTCGGATTACAACTTTGTCACCCGCCTGGCCAAGCAGTACGACTGCACCGCCAAGGTGGCCGAGAGCAAGCTGCTGGTGATGCCCCGCCAAGGCGGGCAGAGCACTACCGGCAAGGCGCTATCGGTCATCACCATCAAAAAGACGGACGTTTCCCGCTACCAGTTCCGCCTCGGCGATCGCAACTCACAGAAAGCGGTGAAGACCCAGCACCAAGACCCCAAGACCGGCAAGTTGCAGGTAGTCGAGCTGGCCAACGAGGAGTCGCCGGACGGCCTGCCGCCGGTGCACACCGACCGTCACGTCTACCCCAACAAAACTGCCGCCCAGCAGGCCGCGAAGGCTCGGCTGGCTGCTTTCAACCGCAGTACCGCTGGTGTGCGCCTGGAAATGGCAGGCCGTACGGACCTGTTTGCTGAACGCTCGATCAACGCCCAGGGCTTCAAGCCGGGGCTCGATGGCGAGTACCTGGTGGACGGCGTGGAGCAGGTGTTCACCCAGTCCGGTTGGACCACGACCGTCGAGTGTAATGGCGGCAAGAAGGGCAAGGCCAAAGCATCGGGCAAGAAGAAGAAAGATACCAAGCCGCTCAGAGTTGAGCAGCTGTAACTCACGGCTCAATGTGGCCACCACCGGAGATATCAATGGCTATTACAGTTCAACAGCTCCAAAAGATCCTCCCTAGCGCCGGCTCGAAAGCCGGCGTTTTTGTACCCGGGCTCAACGCTACCATGGGCAAGTTCGCCATCATCACGCGCCTGCGCATGGCCGCGTTCCTGGCGCAGATCGGGCATGAGTCAGGCCAGCTGCAGTATGTGCGCGAGCTCGGCAGTGACAAGTACCTGTCGAAGTACGACACCGGCCGGCTGGCAGAGCGCCTAGGCAACACGCCTGAGGCAGATGGCGATGGACAGCTGTACCGTGGTCGTGGGCTCATCCAGGTGACGGGCCGGGACAATTATCGGGACTGCAGCGAGGCCCTGTTCGGGGACAGCCGGTTACTCAATACCCCGGAGCTACTAGAGCAGCCGGTGTACGCCTCGTTGTCTGCCGGCTGGTTCTGGCAGACAACGGGCCTGAACGGCTTGGCCGACAAGGGCGACATCCTGACCATCACCAAGCGGATCAACGGCGGCACCAATGGCCTTGAGGATCGCCAAGCCATCTACAAGCGAGCGCTCGAGGTGCTGCAGTGAGCGCCTGGGGCACCCGCCTGTTCGTCACGGTGGCGTTGCTGCTCGCTTGCGCTCTCGGCGCAAAGGCAGCCTGGATGTGGCAGGCAAATGCGTACAAGGCACAGCTTGCCGATCAGGCCAAAGACTACGGCAACCAGTTGGCGGAGAAGGAGCGGGCGCACGGTCTGGAACGAGAGAAAGCTGCAGCGGCAGCGCTAGACCGGCTGGATGAACAACGCAAGGCGCGCAGCATCTTGGAGGCTCGTCTGCAGGAGCAGGCCCAAACGCATTGGAAGGAAATGAATGATGCTCAACAAGCTCAAGCTCGCCTGCGTGACAGGCTTGCTACCTCTGATCTGCGGCTGTCAGTCCTTGTCGACGCCGGAGCCGTTACCGCCTCGCGTTGTGACGGTGGGGTGCGAGAAGCCGCCGGCACCGGAGGCGTGGTACCTGACGCCGTACGCGCCCAACTTGACCCAGCGCATGCTCAACGAATTGTCGCCATCACCGACGAAGGCGACCGGGGGCTGATCGCGTTGCAGGCCTGCCAGGCCTACGTGCGCCAAGTCACCAAGTGAAAAGAGGCGAGCCGGGCGGATGCGTCAACATCCAGCCGGCCCGCCGAACCCGCAGACCATTCCTGCAAGTCCAGCTGCAGCCTCTGCCTTGTGCACAAAGCGCGGCGAGCCTAACACCTGTTTATTCATACAGTAAAGACTTGCATGCCTATGACCTCTCCAATCATTCCCTGGATGGGTGGCAAACGCCGCCTGGCCGACCGCTTGATCCCCCTCTTTCCCCCTCATGAATGCTATGTCGAAGTCTTCGCAGGCGGTGCCGCGTTGTACTTCATGCGTCCCCAGCCCGCCCCGGTGGAGGTGCTGAACGATCTCAACGGTGACCTGGTCACCCTCTATCGCGTTGTCCAGAACCACCTTGAGGAGTTCGTGCGCCAGTTCAAGTGGGCGCTCAGCTCCCGGCAGATCTTCGAGTGGCAGAAGATGACGCGCCCTGACACCCTGACCGACATCCAGCGTGCTGCCCGGTTCTTCTACCTGCAGCAGCATGCCTTTGGTGGCAAGGTAACGGGGCAGACGTTCGGTACCGCCACAACCGGTCCGGCCATCAACCTGCTACGCATCGAGGAGAACCTGTCCGCCGCATGGCAGCGCCTCGCAGGCACCTACGTCGAGAACCTGTCCTGGCTCGCCTGCGCCGAGCGCTATGATCGAGCGCACACGTTCTTCTACATGGACCCGCCTTACTGGCAGACCGCCGGATACGGCGTGGACTTCCCTTTTGAAGATTACGAGCGCATGGCCGACTTCATGCGCCGGTGCAAGGGCAGGGTGATGGTCAGCATCAACGATCACCCGGATATCCGCCGAGCGTTTGAGGGTTTTCACTTCGAGTGCTTGGATATCCGCTACAGCAACACGAACCAGCGCCAGGGTAAGGCGGAGGTGACCGGCGAGTTGGTGATCATGAACTGGCAGCCTTCCTCGCTGGGTGGCTTGTTCTGAATTAATATGATCTGCGTTCGATTTGATTCGAACGCAGGCTTTTTAAGTGCGAATGGAGAAAGTAAATGCACGTCGATTGGCAGGGGTTCTGGTGTTCAGCTTGGAAGGTAATTTCCAGTGACGGAGCGCCGGCTTGGGTGCAGGCAATAGGGTCCATGGTAGCGTTCTATGTTGCATTTCGAGTCTCGCGAATTTCTGTAGAGCATGCGGGGTTGCTCAAGCAGAAGACTGTCTTTTCTATTGCTGAG